CCTCTAAATGTTGACGCCAAATCTTTTAAAAGCTGATAAGCTTCAGTAGGTTTATTTAAATAAACATTACACGTAAATCTAGGCTCTAAGCCCCCTTTTCCATCCGGTACTAACTCATCACAATGTCTTGCTATTTCATATAGTTCGTATATATCTACATCTTCTAATTTTAAAAAGTCACCTAGTCCATAATCTGGTTGATTCAATATATCTAAATATATCCAAGCGGGGTTATTACAATATACAGGACCTCTAAAGCTACCATCCCATAGTTCATAATTATTCGGTCTAACTACATTACTTTTAAAGTTCATAACTACAGTATAGCTTTTGCCGGCAGTAATACCAGGAAGTGCTGCATCATAATTAGTTTGAGATATTTGAACTCCGGGAGTACTACCATCCATAATATTATCAAAAAATGAATAGTCAGTGTCATAAGTAAGAACTTGTTGAGATACTATATCAGTAACAGTAAAACTATCCAACTGTTGATATAATTGAAAATTAGTTCCATGCAGTTTATAGTCGGGATTAAATCTTACTCGTACGTTAGAAGCATGAGAAAGACTTCCATCTTTATCTGGATCAGAGTTGTAAAAACTTATAATCAAGTCATCTACATTAGGGGATATATTAGCAGCATGCTGAGTTGAACCACCATATTGTTTATCTTTCCAGTACCCTACATCATAAGATCCATCTGGCCTATTTATATTTAGTTCTCCTGCATCTAATGTAAAAGTTAAAGTATTTGTCAATATTGTTTGATTATCAATATCCTGATTAACTAGTATTTTGTTGTACCCCGATACAGTTCTCGAATATCGAGCGATTCCTTTGTCTCCTGAAACTAAAGCATCTTCCTCTCTAGTTATATAATTACTGGGTACAGCTACTTTTAAACCTCTACAATGATAACCTCGAGTAGGTATTTTGTCAAAATCTGCACCTGAAAAAGTTACTGCTGCATACGCTGTAAGTGGGTAAGTAAACTTATCATAAAATAAAGCTTGAACATATTGAACTACTGCAGTTCCGGAAAAACTTTTAACTTCATTATCGTTATCTACTGTATCAAATATTCTACCTCCTGCCATATAATCATCAAAGTTATCTGGTGTTTGCCTTTCTATTTCTAGTTCAAAATCTATAAAGGGGTGGAATACGGAGACATCAATAAGGAGCTCTTTGGAAAAAACAGATTTTTTATTTTCAAATATCCTCACTCCTACCCCCGCTGCTATATCTTGAGAAAATTCGGAATCACTAGTTCCGCTTTCCCACCAACTTCCAGATTTTTCTGTTCCTCTTACTAATACTTCTTTGAATTCTTCTGAGGTGCTATTTCTATGCCTAAATCTAATTACTGCGTCAAATTTTCCATCAATGTAGTCTCCATCCCTTTCTATAGCAAATAACCCATTTGGAAAAAGCAGATTTAATCGTATTGCATCTATTTGTTTAGTCTGTAAAGCAGACAGCCCTAAAGAAGCTGAGGAAGAGCCAGAAGCCGTATAAATTGTAGGTACAGATGTTCCATTAGTAAAAGAACTAGATAAAAGAAGTGTAGTATTTGGATTTATAATTACATTTGTTCTTGGAGGAGCTGTGCCACCTTCTACAGCAGAGAGCTCTAATTGCTCTCTTTCTCCTGTCTTAAATTGAACGTCACCACGTAAAGTTCCTCCAGAGTCCACACCCGCGCCTCCGACAGTAAAAACATGAGCCCTAACATTATCTCTTGTTCTAGCAGGAGGTCTAGGAGTTAACATATTAGTAGTACTGGAATCTGATGTACTAGTATCAATTTGTATTTCTATAAAATTATTATCTGCAGCAGGGCTAATATCTACAATTTTATATACTCCGTCAAAAAGTATAAAATCTGTCTCCTCATTTCCATTTGCTAACCATCGACTACCTCTAGGGTGAAACCCCTCATTACCCAAAATACCAATATGGCCAGAAACAGTATCTGATGGTGTAATAGTACTGAGGTCTATCCTTTTTAAAAGAACTTCGTCTGATATATCATCTACTCCAGCGGTAGTAAAAGTATCTCCGCCATCAGGATGATCCCCATAACTATAAGTAGATATATCTTTAAAGTAATGTTTTCTTTCTACATTAGCAGTAACAAGATTTAGCCCTGACCTGGAGAAGGTCGGGGAATTGCGCGCACTGACTAAAGTTGGATTTGCTACCATATTTACTGTAAAAGTTTGTTTAATATCAGAAGTAGTACTTTGGGTTGTAATCGTACCATCCTCATAAAAGCTTTTTAAATCCACAATTTCTCGTGCATGGATTCTATATGCAGGGTCATTAAATAAAGTACCAAAATTATCATCATCTATCTCATTACGAACAAAAGGATATGTTTGTAGAGCTTTACCCCCTAGTCCACCAGTACTTTTGCTTGCGTTTGCAAATGAACCGAACCTAGAGAATGCTGTGGTATTAGTACTTCCCACTCCTGAATAGTTTGAAAGAGCTGCTTGTCTTCCTGCCCCCTCTAACCATAAAAATCTAGGAAAGTTAGCACTAAGATTACCTATCAAAGCCTGTAATTCTGCAGTTTTTGGAACAGTTACTATACTACTTCCTTGTACAAAATTAGCAGTCATATTTAATGTATTTGTGGGTACATCTATACCTGCATCATCTACTAGTGTTTTTCTTGCAACTGAGGAGTCATCCAAAAACACACTAGCGTTCCCGTTTACAAGACCTTCAATTGGCCCTGCTGAAATAGCATCTAATATCCTTCCTGTTTGATTTGAAATTTTAGCCATTATTAGTTTCCATATAACCTTACTGTTGAATCTTGAATAGATGAATCTATAAATGTATTTTCTGCAGCGTTGTCCCTCACTTGGAAAAATTCTGCACTTATTGCAGCGCCCCCTACTATAAGTTCTCCATACAATAAAGGTATTACTGTTCCATTTTTACTTACATTTACTGGTCCATTAAATAGTCTGTCTCCTACTTCTTCTCCATCAATTTGATTTCTTTGTTGTTGAGTCTCAGGGCCGGGAGCTAGCATTTCTGATATTACACTTAGACCCAAATTAATTGCGATACCTTGAGCGATTGCAGTAAAAGGACCTAAAGGAGTAAAGTACAAAGCTACAGCAAATACGATGCGCAAAAATTTACTTTTACCTCCTGAAGGACACAAGGTTATTACAATATCCTCAGACCCTATCTGCATGAGAATCTCTCTTGGGTCAACTAAAAGTTCTCCCCCTTTTACTATTTCTACATCTAAACCTGCTTCATCAGCATCTATAAGATATTTACGAAATCCAGGAGTCTGACAGGAGATGAGTTTAAATATACTTGCAATGTCTTTACATTCAGTATGCCAAACTTCTCCAAACTGTGCTAAGTCTCCTACGAGAACAACTTTTTGCATCTTATATACCTCGTAATATATTTACCCCAGCCAGAGTAAATACTATCTGTACAAGAGAGCCTGTCTCTCATGTGATGAATATACTTTCCTTCCCCTATATAAACCCCACAATGGTTTTCTATATCATTCATTATTTTAAATAGAACTACATCTCCAATTTGAGGAGTATCTACTTCAAAGCCTCCCCATGCTTCCATATTATTTCCAAAATAGTCTATTCCTTTATCATAGAATTCTTCATCAAATTCTATCATAGGTAGTGTATACTTAAACTCTTGTAAATAGTAATCTCTTACTAAAGTCCAACAATCTGTTACACCAAAGTCATAAACTCTTGCTATGTAAGGCTCTATAGAAACACTAGGAGTATATACATGTTTTTCTCCGCTTGGTATAGAGTATATATGATATGGAACTTTTAAATGTTCGCTCGCTTTTTTGTCTTTTTCACTAGGCTCGCAACTTTCATCTGGATGACTGTGTACTATGGCATAAATATCTCCTTGTAAAGAAAGAGATGCATAGTCTACTGCAGAAATTTTAAAACTATTTTCTTTATCCTCTGCTACATTTTCGCAAGGAATCCATTTTAAAGTACCTTTTTGATTCAATACTACTCCACAAGCTTCTTCAGGGTATTTTTCAAAACAATATTTTAGTATTTCATTATCCATTACTTGAACCTCCTTGAGCCTGGAAAACCTCCAAAAGGTAGAGCAATTTGTGATTGTAAAACTGGGCTTAACGGAGTATTACCTAAATTAGTAAAATTAGAAAATCTAAATTTATATGTTTGTCCTGTACTTGGGTCTATAGTTCCGTTTGCTATAGCATTATCGTCTTTATCTCTTAATACAGGTTGAGTCCAAGACCTAGAGCCCACAGTCCACCCCGAAGATGCGCCCCCATGTGCCACTGCATTATTTTTTGTACCTGTTAGAAAGGTGCCAACGCCTTCGCCACTGCCACTGGCTGTTATAGTCACATCAGGCACTCCTATGTCGCCAAGATAGCCTCGAGGGCTCATTCCCATACCGCCCTCTGTCATATTATCAAATCGATCGATTTCAAAAGGAGCAGTTTCTGCTTCTAGGCCCGCCATACTAATTAGAAATAAACCATTTACTGCCCCTTCATTTTCAACGCCAAGTACGTCTATATCAGCCATTATTAGACCGTGAGGCTGTGAAGGAGTGCCCCCCTGTGCCGGGTTTTCAGACCCAGACCATTTAAACGTAAAATTATATGAAGAGCCGTCAACGCCAATGCCTAACTTTCGGTTGCCACCACTCCTTATACTTCGGTCAGGGTGAAATAACACCTCTCTTCCTGATGCCGTAGTAACTTCCGCCCCTTCAGTAAAAGTTGCCCAACCAGGAGTAAAAGTACCCGGAGAAGTTGAGTCTTCTTGAGGAGCTAGTTTAATATAGTAATAATCTCCAAAACCCTTATCGGCCATGTCTGGAAGATTTAATCTAGGGCTTAATTTATGGCCCATTGCTCCTGTATACTCGCTTCCTGTCTTACTACCAGAAAAACTTACATCATTTCCATCATCTAAATAATTATCTTGCCCTGTTTTATTATGCTTATAGTAAGGATAATTAGTTCTATATTGTCCATCTATGTACATCTCGACATTTACAAAACCTTCATCAGGTAAGCTATTATATAAAACATCATCGTCACATCTAAGATATCTTACTACAGGACTCCTTCCTAGGAGGTCGACTCCGCTCTGCCCTTCGGCCCCTCGGCTAAAGTCGTAGCTTGGCGTAAGAGTTGCCATATAATATATATTTCTAATTCCTGATGCATCATCAGAGTATCTAGGTGTCATATTCCAATCAAAATTAGTATTAACTGACTCGTCTTCTTCCACCGCTAAAGCTGCTGATTGAAATCTAAGAACGCACGCATCTAAAGTTTTACTACACTGATCTCCAGCATTCCAGTTTTCATAATTAAAGCTCCTAGTATCTCTAGGAGGAAAGGGTCCGTGCTGAAGTCTAGATAGTTTATTTGGGTCAAGAGTTTTGTTCTTTACTTGATAAATTTGTTTTTGAGTTTGTGTATTTTCATTTTTTGTATGCATCCACAAAGACAAAAACTCTCCTTCTGGACTTAAAAACCCACTTAATCCATTAGTTTCTTCAACTGTATTGGCTCCAAGACCTATCCATAAAGAATAATCAGTTCCTGCTTTAATAGAATTATATGCAGGATTTAAGTTTGTCTCATCTACAAGAACAACTTGTCCTGGTGCCATTCCCCAACCTTGAATATTTTGTTTACTATATAAAAGTCCTGAATTATAAATAGGGGCGACTAAATTTAACCAAGTTTGGTCAGTACCAGGTTGAGCTGCAAAAGAGCCCACAGCTGTGTTAGTTCTAGTATTTATATAAGCTCCCATATCATCTGTTGAATATTCTACATCGGCTATGTAATTAGCTAATATCTCCAAAGATGTACCAGGGTCTATAGCTAACCTTAAAGCTTTTCCTCCTGCGTTGTCTAATACTTCCGAAAAACTATCTAATGGTATTATCTCATTAATGGGTTCTGGCTCTACAAATTCATAACCTTCTACAAGACTGGCTAATCCTGCATTATTTACTGTAGTACCTCCCTGCGAAAGACTAACGTAATCATTAAAACGAGAGTCAGAATATGCACAATAAGTATTAGTATAATTGTAAGGTTTATATACTCTTACTTGTCTCCAGAAAGGGCTATCTGCAGAAGGTTCGTCTACTGGTTGATCAAAAGTAACAGTTTTCATAGCCTGCCAGTATTGGTATACTATGCTTAAATTAGGGTCTTTTAGTCCTTGACTGTCTAACTTGTAAGACGAAGAAATAGTATAAAAATATTGTCCGGCAGTAATACCTTGGTCTGCCGGTTTTTCTGCGTAATTTCTAGTAGCTAAAGGTATTAATCTTGCATCAACTACATATTCATCGTTTGAATTCATAAATAGTAAAGAAGCCCTCCCCTGGCCTCCTGTTACATAAATATTATCATCAGGCCAGTTGCAGCCCCCTCTAATAGCATCTGTAGCTATAAAATTATGTCTTCCAGATTTTTCTGAGGCTCCTTTATATATCCAAGGGCACTGTCCCCCTACTATTCTTCTTCTAGGTAACTTTACGTCTTGCAAATCATAGGGAGCAACTAGTTCATATTGAATATATGAAAAAGTTTCTTCTTTTATTGAGTCTATAATAAAAGTTTGTACTGGCAAAGAAGTATCAGTATTAACATATTTTTGAAAAGTTTGTATATACTGAAATTTAGCTCCTAATAAAGATTCTGGCTTCCACCCAGGTAAGTTTATATTACCTATTGTTACCATTGGGTGCGGCATAGCACTTTCAGAAGTATACTCTATACCATCTATTTCAATAGGTATTGGATCAAACTGATATTTTTTACCTTTTATTATAAAATTAAAGGGTTTTTTTGTGGGATCAGAGAAGTTCGCATTAGGCACGGAATATGCAAGATGTGATTGTGAGACATCAACCGCAGTTAAGGTGTATGTTGGCTCAGCAAGCCAGCTACCCACAGAAGAGGGGTTTGGTAAATAAATTGCAAAAAGATTTACAAGAGCCTCTAGCTCTTGTTTCTGCAAAGAATTATCTATTTCTTGAGTTCTATTTATTCTAGTTGGCATTAATTATATACTCTTCTAAATGTTGCCGTTATTGTATGGTAGTTATTATAGTCCATAGTTCTAGAGTAGTCGTCACATACTACGCTTACTACATTGTATGTGTTAAGACTTGTTTTAGGTAAACTAAAATCAAAAGAAGTTACTCCCAGTACCTCTTCAAAAAACCTTGATAATTCTTGAGCCTCTGATAGAGTTCTATTTGAAAAAGTAACTGCATAAGAAACTTGTAAACTATTAATACCTTTTCTAGCTCTCTGCTCATAGCCATCTCCAAATTTTGCCGTAATTATAGTAGGTGTATTACTAATTGTAAGGCTTTTATCTGGAGTGAAGTCGTGTCCTAGTGTGGTTGTAAATCCAATTAATGACATTAGCCTGCTCCATACTGGCTTAATAATCCGCCAGGTCTTTGTTGTTTTACAAGTTCTTCTTGTACCGCTAAAGATAGTGCATTTGCTAGTTTTGCATCGTCTTTTGAGCTTTCTCCCATAGAGGAAGTAGTTTCTTGAGAGGCACCTTCTTTGCTTACATTTACTGTAATATTATTTGTAATATTATTTCCTCCACCACCTTGCATTTCTACAGGAATTTTATTTCCGTTAGGTAAAGGAACTACAGCCTCTGTTCCATGAAGCATAGCAGGATATCCAGCATTTCTACCTCTTGCGATTCCTCCAGTAGCATACTCTTTCATGATACCGCCGTATCTAGCGCCTACACCTCCACCCCCAAATCCAAACGCTCCGGCTACAGTGCTTAGTAAGCCTCCGAGGCCACCGCCACCGCCACCGCCACTAAAAAGACCTTTAAGAGCTCCTCCCATCTCACTTAAAAATCCTCCTAAACCATCTTTCATTTTACCTAAAAAGCCGCCTAATCCATCTAAAAGATTCTTGCCTTTCTCTTTAAAAGTAGACCCTAATCCTTGTAGAAAGCCATCAGGTCCAAGCAGTTTTTCTTTAAAGGTATCTTTTAGCTTACCTACAAATCCATCTTTATGGTTTGCTGCTTCAGTAAAGAAAGTTGACATTTTTCCTATAAAACCCTCCCCTTCGGCTTGTCCTTGGAAGAAAGTACCAAGTCTTCCTACAAAACCATCTTCACTTCCTTCCCCTGTAAATACATTTTTTAATCCTTCTAAAAAGCCTTCGCCTCCTGGAAGCCCTTCACCGTCTCCACCTTCTCCAGGTCGAGTTCCTGTAGCGTTCATTTGATTCATATATTCGGTTAAGCTAAGACCTGAACCAGCTAGTTGTTCTTTTGTAACATTTGCCATGCCCCCAACAACTCCAGCACCTTGACCTGTTATTGTTGGTTTCGCCATACTTTCCTTAGTTACACCTAAAGAAGCCCAATCTATTGCACCATCAGCGCTCATCATATTACCAGTGCCCATAGAGTAGCCTCTTGTTTGATTAATACTACCATCAGCGTTAAAAATAGATTGTCCCGCACCTGGAGTCCCTCCTCCTGTGTCAAAGTTTTTAGGGTCGACTTTGCCCGGAGTTGAAGGAGTAGGTTTAGGATCTACTTTAGGTGCACCAGCCATAACTACTTTAAGAGCACCAGTTGCACTATCATATACTGTCTTTAGTACGTCATCCGCATTCTCTGGATCTTTTAATGCTTTCTTTCCAAACATGAAGTCACTTACATTTCTAGACATATCTTTAGCTAAAGTACTCGCCATTCCTTTTAACCCTGCTTGTACTGATTCTAGTGCAACGTCTCCGAAACTGCTTTCCTCTCCAGTAATAAGACCCTCTACGCCTTTTGTAGTTTGTGCTTCAAACCCTGCTTTAAATGCTTCATTCAGTTGAAACTGTAAATTTAATTGATCCTCTAAAGCTTGTTTTTGCAGTGCTAACTCTAAAGTTTTTTCTCTATTTATTTCGAGCTGTCGTTCTCCTGCAGTAACATTTGCTTCTGAAGCTGATAAGCCATTGGCAGTTGCTTTTTTCACTTCTTCATTAATTTTTGATTGAACAATTCTATTATTGTTTTGTATTGCAACAATTTTTCTATTTACATGAAGAAGTTCTTTTTGGGTATTTAATCTTTCTTTTTGTAAAGGAGTCGCACCTCTCTGGGAAGCTAGAGCCATATTATTAATTTTCATAGTCATCATAAGATCTTTATGTTTTTCTACGGCTATGCGTTTAAAAGCAATAACTTGTTTTTCAATCACTTTTAGTCTTTCTTCTTCTATTGCGCTTAGTGTCCCTTCCTTAGCTGTAAGCTCATCAATTGCTTTCTTTTCAGCTTCTAAAAGAGCCACTTGTTGATCAAATTTACTCTCAGGCATAAAACTTGCAAATAATTGTCTAGATTTTTTAGCGTTTTCAACACCTGTTTTTGTTATTGAGTCCAAAGCTTTTGATGAAGCTTGAAACTGTTTTATTGCTTCCTCTAAACTTACTTCTCCAACTCCTTGTAAAGCAGCGGCTAAGTTTTTAAATGAAGTTGCATTTTTTAGTGCTTCATTTTCTGTAGCGTTCATTGCATTTTGTATTGTTGTAAAAAATCCTACGGCGGCAGCTTCTTCATCACTTAAATCATTAACACCAGACTGAGCCCGTTTTACAATTCCTTCCATAGAACTATCTATCATTTCAAACCGGGGTTTTCTGCCTTGACTTACATCCTTGGCATTATACGCAGCCCTATTAGTATTTAACCGATCTATTTCTTTACTTATTTGTTGAAGTACAGGAAGAGCAGATTCAAAGTTTTTAACATTCAAACCCATTTCATCTTCGCTTAAATTACTAAGTGCATTTCCTAGCACAGTAAAGGTTTCTGCTAAAGTAAAGGCTTCTTTGTTATGATGCTGCATTACATCAGTTAAAAAAGTAAATTCATTTCCGAGACTCTGTAATTTTTTCTCTAAGTTTTCAGTAGTTTCTGCTAATTTCTTTTCTTCAGCAGTTAGTTCTTTTACAGGTTTTATAAAGCTATAAAGCATAGTACCTGCAGTTGCAAGTATAGAAATCCAACCAAATGCAGACATTAATCTAGATGCAGCGATTGCAAGAGTAGACATTTGAGCTTTAATTCCTGCAATTGCTGCTTTTGCACTTAGCTCAAAAGATTTAAAAGAAAACTTGGCTTTTGTAGTTGCTTCTGCTGTCTCTACTTCTACGACATTTCCGGTGACTTTCATTTCTAACTGAACATCTTTTAAGTCCAAAATCATAGAATCTCTCATACTTTGAGAAAGTAGTTTTGCTTGTCCAGTTCCTTTTTCAAGATCTTCTATCATGTTACTAACTTGTTTTTTGCTTATATTAGAAAAGTCACCTGCATGAACTTGAGCATACTTTCCTGAGAAAGCTGACTTTGGTCCTGCCTGCTGCAAAGTCGAACTAGCACCGGCTCTCGCTGCATCTCCCATCGCAGAAGTTGCCCCAGGATCTAGTTTAGCTTTAGCTAAGGTTGCATTAAATGCTACTGCTCTTTGACGTGCAATTTCTGCTTGACTACTAAAAATTTCAAAGTTAGATTTTGCATTTGCTCCAAAGTCTTGTAATCCAGGAATAATTGATTTCATAATACTTGCACCTAGCAAACCAAAAGCTGCTACGGCTAATGCGGGAAATCGAGTAAGAGTTTCAGCAAGAGGGCTAAGTGCAGTCTCTATTAAAGACTTTACTTTGTTCATAATATCATCAAATGCTTTACCTAATTGTGCAAAAGCATTTGGCTGAACTTCAACAATATCAAGTATAGCACCATACTTTCTTTCTGCTTCTCCCAGTACAAAATTTGTTACTGCTTGTTGTCTTTGAAAAGTAGTAAGAGTTCCCGCGGCTATACCTAGTTTATCTGCGTATAATTTTGTAGCGTCATCTAATCTTAGTATAATACCTAATTCATCAAGTAGTTCAGGTTCTGCTTTTGTAGCACCTCTTACAAGACGATTAAAAGAGTCAGTAACATCTCTACCTAATACAATAGAAACATCTTTTGCGGCTTTACCAAGACGAGTTAGCTGATCGGGACTAAGACCTGCAGCTACACCAATAGAAGCTGCTTGAGCAGCATCTCTAAATGTCAGCATTCCTCCTGCTGCATCCTGCACAGATTTTGTTAGAGTTCTTAATCCTACACCAGTAGCACTAGCATATGCAACTTGACCCTGTTGTAAAGTACGAAGATCACCAGCATTCTTTAAAAAGTTAAAAGCTGCAGACATGGCAAATACAGAAGAAGCTAAAATTGCATACGCAGGAACAAGTCCTCCAGTAATACCTTGAGCCATTTTTGAAAAGTTTTTAGTTGTATTTGCAGATTGCTGAGAAGCACCTTTAAGACGACGATCTGTTGAATGAGCACTACCACTTAGTCCGTCTAGTTGTCCACGAAGTTTTTTGGCATCAACGGTTGCTTTTTGCATTTTACCATTAATTTCTACGTCTATTTGTACTCTATTCTTCTTTGCCATTTAACCTTTCACACTATGAGTGTAGTTACCACCACTTCCTGCAGAGTTTTTTGCTTGTCTTTCTGCTTTTTTACGGTTCTCTTGTTGTTTGTCTGCTCTATGGTTAATAGTAATTGTTTCATACATTTTCATAAACATAATTACTACTTTTTCTTCTTCGACCTCATAAATAGTCATAAAATATTGTAGCGAAGACCAGTCTTTCCCCATATAAGTACCAGACATTCCATCCCAAACATCAGGAAGAAATCCATATATAAAAAATGCCGTTTGAACTTCTACAGGCATTCCTGTTAGTTCAACCGGCATTCTTTCGGGGTCAGGTTCTTCGCCTAGCTGTTCACAAATTTGTAAATACTTGTCTAGATCAAACGTTGAAGCTTGATTTACATATCGAACAAGTAAGTTTTGTATTCTGCTTACTTGTTCTGAGTAAAATTTTCCAGTTCACTTGCGGTTTCTGTAAGCCACGTATCAAAACCATTTGAGTTTTTCATCAACGTTTCCGCATTATCTGTAGTAAAAGGAAGTTCATCGTCAGCATCATAGCTAGATACATCCACCAAAAGAAGCTCTTCTAGGTAAGAGTATTTGAAGCCTGACCAGCCTCTAATAACTGCTTTACAATATTCTGTTAAAAATTTATCTTCGTTTAATTCTTCTTCAGGTTGATGAGTTCTTTTATTAAACTTTGTTGTCATGCACTTTTTACGAAGCTTAACTAATTCTTCTCGTGCTAAGTAACAAACTAAAACTCTAAAATCTTTATAACCTGGAAAATCTATCTGTACTGTTTTACTGGGAGTCATCAAAGATGACAGTGATACTACTTCTTGCTCGCTCATGTTATATCCTGTATATGAAATTAAAAAAAGAAAATAAGTGCTACGTGTGCACTCTTTGAAACATTTTGATACTACATAGTATATTTTAAATCAAGAAAAAAGTCAAGAACTTTTTTTACTTACCTTTATAAATTACATTTAATTCTTTCCCTTGCTGATTGTGCGTGCCTGTATTGCCAGCATAAGGTGTTGGCACAAAATTATTAAATAAAGGAAATGCCTCATTAAGTGAAATTATATCTCTCTGGTATACTCCAGGATCTAATGCGGTAAATTGTATATTTGTTGTAAATACTTCTTCTGAATCTATTGTGGGCAACTTAAAGCTAGTAGTTGGCATTTTTAAATTAACAGTATTATCTGCTAAATAAGTTCCTCCTAAAGACATTTCAACATTATATGTATAAGGATTACTAAATCCCATTTCAGTATCGCCTTCACCATAAGCAGAATAAGCTATAGATTCATTCATTTCTTCAAATATCCTGTTTCTAACAATAGAAGTAGTATCGTCTAAATAAGCGCTTACTTCTCCTTTTATTATTCTGGCACCTGTTACATGAGAATCCATTGTATTGACTTTTCCAATTTCATTTCTTGTAATAGTTTGTATATTATTTAAAATAGTAACAGTTCCACCCGTAATTGGAATACTAAACTCTTCAAAAGTTTTAACAGAGGATTTTGCTGTTCCTGTCAAAGTTATATTTGCTGCAGCAAGCTTAGCTGCTGTATTATAAGATGCGTTTGTTCCTGTGCAAAACATTAAAAGTATGTTAGCATTATTATGCCAAACTCCTACGTTTTTTGCCAATAAAAAATCTCCAAAAGTTGTTTCGGATCTCATAGCAGTTATTAAAGTAGAGTTTACTGTCCAAGTGTCTACGCCTTTAAAGTGAGAGGAGCCATAGGTTTGACCGTCTATATTTAAACTCCAGTCATAATCACCTAACCAATTTGCAGTTTCCGCATAAGAGGCTTGAGTATTATTTTCTCTGGCATTAATATCTCCTAAATTAATTATAGTTGCAGCAATATTTGCAGTCATTCCATTTGTGCCTGCTAAACCGGAGTAGTATTTAGACGATCCTCCTAAATAAGAATATGCATTTGGATCGGAAAATATTAATTCATCTAATAGTATTGTATTTACTTGAGCAGTTCCAACATTATTTGCAAGTTTAAGAGTGCCTAGTTTATTTATTATAAAGTTATCTTCTTTATCTACTCCTTCAGTAATACAATTTATCCAAGCAGTATTCGCAGCATTTCTAATTTGTACTTTATCATCATCTATATCGTAAAAAATATCTTTTGCTGAGGGGCTCGAAGGAGCGGAGGAAGCTATAATAAAGTTAGGGGCTTCTTGATGTATTTTTTTGGCATAACCTGTCCAAGTAATTTGTGTCATACTATCTATGCCAAAGTTTAGAGAAGCAGTATCAATTACACAGTCTTCTAGTTTCATAACAGCACTTCCACCCGTATTTTTATTTCGGGAAGTGTATACTCTTATTAAATCAGGATTATGCCCAGTAAAATCAGCGGGTTCTCTATATATTAGATGGTTTCTACCGTCAGAATTATACCATCTATACTCTCCTTGACTAAGACCTGCTTTAACAGGGTAGTCTATAAAAGTTAAAGTAGTTCCTGCAGGTATTGTTACATTCCCCTGAACTCTTAAAGTAGTTCCTGATATAAAACTAACATATACTCTCTTATCGGTAAAACTTCCTGTTACTAAAGCTCCTAAACGTATATTTGAATTTGAAGCACTTAAAGTAATATTTCTTGAATCATTACAATCAGTTTGTGTAGTTGCAGTAGTAATCTGCCTGAGATCTTGACGAGAGTTAGAATTTTCCGTTAAAGAAAATGTAGTTCCAGAGTCAACTTTTTCTACCTCAACATAAAAATCATTATCCACTAACCATTGAGGTCTACCGCGACCAAATACTTCAAATTGAGGAGTTTTAGTAAGATCGCTTTTATAATTTTCCGTTCCATATATAAAAACATCTCTATCAGCGGAGGTAGGTAACCGTCCCAAATCCATAGAAGAAGCAGAGGTAGCAACAAATCTTACCTCTACAGGAAGTGCTACACCATTATCGTCTAAAGTTCCTGCAGGTATTACAAATATATCTCCTGCTATACCTCCTGCTCGCTGTCCCCAGCTGGCTACACTTACAGCGAGTACATTTGGAGCTTTTGAGTCTCTTATTTGGATAGTGTTAACTTTACCATCAGTTTGTACTCTAAATCTGAAAGTAGGACAGTGCCAATAATTTGAACCATCGTTCCATATAGCTGAAATGCTACTATCTCCAATTGAATCAGTACCAAATACTGTTACAGGATACTCAACCCCATCTCTAATTATCTTGCTAGGGTACACACAATTTTTAGTCTCAACGCTGCCCGTTCTAGCAGCTGGAGTACCTTTACCACTTACAAACCATGTAGTAGGTAAGCTCCACCCAGTAACGCTAGTTGTATTTTGATACTGTAAATGATCAATATGTACATATGGTACATATCCTCCCTTAAAGAAAGAAGCGTAGGAATCGCTACCAAAAAAATTCCACTCAATATCGGTATGATGATGTGTGGCTTCTAAAATTAGTTGATTGGAGGAATTTACTGTTCCCGCTACAGTTGTTACTTGAGGAATATCTGTAACAAAATATAGATTTCCAGTTGCTAGTTGCTCTTTTTGAGACTGAGAAAAATCAAAACTCCACTTAGAGCTTGCAACAGCGTCTTTTACCCCTGAAAGGTACACGGTTGACTTTGGAGTACCCGTAATAGTTAAAGCACCATTTGTATTTAAAAAATCATGAAAAGTTGTATCTGAAGGAATAAGTAAAGTTGTAAAAAACTCAGAGCTTCCTTGATTAGCATGAACATAGGAATATACAAATAAAACTGGACCACCACCATGAGCAACGTCAGAATATGCTCTCATTTCATTCCCATTTCGTTCTAGTTGATTGGATCGATTAACTCCACGCTCTACAGGTATCTTTAACCCACCTGCTGTAGTGCAAGTCCAAATAAAAGTATCTTGATAATTTGCTTCTATATTAGGCTCAAACTTCTCTAGAACATACAAATCAAAAACATTTGGCTCTGCGTGTGCCCAATATCCAATTGTATTTGCATTGGAGCCTCCATGTGCCGTACTTATATCTGCTGTAGTCCAAGTAACTTTACCTCTATATGTATCTAAATCTGATAGTGCAGTTCCTGGCTGTAAAACTGCGCCTTGAGAGCTCCCAAGCATGCTCCATAATGCCTCATCAGTTGCATGATGATTTCCTGAAACTAAAGAAGCTCTGCCATCTCCTGACCCCGTAGTTTTGAAAGGTTTTGCAAAAGTAGTTAAACTCCAGTCTGCAGGATCTAATGAAATATTTTCTTGGCCTATACTTCTATTTAGAGCGACACCTGTACTCATTTCATTTATTACTATATCCTCCTGATTTAAGTTTTGAGAAAAACTGTAATCAGATATAGGGAGCTTCCAGAGTTGTCCTCCGTTCTCCAAAAAACATTGAGTCTGTGACTTCTTTTGAATAGCCATAAATATCTCTTACAAAAACGGAGGCCGAAGCCCCCGCCTTATGCGCTTAGTATAAAACTAATTATTAAGCTGGTACTGCACCCTCTACAATTATTGAAGTTATTTCATTTGTAGAATCCAAATCAGCAGGTAGTGCATGGAATGGAATCTCAACTGTCATAACATCATCAGAAGAGATTGTAGGGATTTCTAAATGTACTTGATCCATACTAATTATCATTCCGGGAGTGTTAGGATCTGTACCTGATCCTCCACCAATAAAGATATCCAACTCATGTACGTTTGTTGCATTACCTGCAGTAGTAGCTGTTCCTATATCCTCTAGAATATCTTCCAATAAATCTGCCGAGCCATTGGAAGTAGTATTATGATAACAATTTAAAGTTCCTGTAACTGACCTAGTACCTGTTACATGACCTAAAGGAGTATTTACCTTACCTAACTGCTCAGGAGTTAAATAAGTAATATTATTGGAAATTGTGAGACTGCCCCCTATTAAAGTAATACCATAAGTTACCGAAGCAGGATCTCCTCCACCAACTAATCTAACTTGTGAAAGCCTGTTACGAATAAAGTTATTTTGAGCAAAAATCCCTTCGTTACAAGTTACACTACCTGCAGCAGCGCCATCTACAATTGTTGTACCAAACCCGCTCCAGCTTGCTGTAGCAATTCCATCAATATCAAAATCAATACTACACTCATTCATTACACAATCAGAAATTGTATAACTTTGATCTCCAATTAGAAATGTTAGGCTACAGGTATTTAAAGTAGTCGAATTACTACTAGGAGTAAGCGCGCTGGCTGCACCCGCAAAAGCCCAGCCTGGTATAACAGACGCAGCAGGAGTAGAAGCATCACCTCCAGTAAAGGTGCTTGTGTTACTAGCTAGAAGTAGAGACCATAAAACATCATCTACCATGTGATGTTCCGCAGCATTATCAGCAGCTCCAGCTCCTGAACCTGCAGACTTAAAAGGTCTAATATAAGTTGAAAAGCTAAACTCAGCAGGGTTAATTGAATTTACAAGAGCTTCTCGCCCTCTACGACTAACTCCACTTGTTGAAGCTGCTTCATTAAGTGATATTTCTTGAATATTTTGAGCTTGCGAAAAAGAAAATCCATCAAGAATTGGAATTTCAAATACCATGCTGCTTACAGTTACAAACAGCTTCGTATCGCGACTAAAAGTTAAGGCCATAGTTTATCTCCTATGAATCTTGAAAAGGCATGGTCTTGAACGTTTGTTCGTGCCAGCATTTTCTAATATCGAACCTCTATTAGTATTTCTCCCACTCCTAAAGGGTCGAGGACTCCTTCATCAGTATCAATACTAATGATTGAGATTTGTTGAGTGGTGGTTGTTGCACCACTTTTATCTGCATAAGTCAAAGAAGAATTATCTTCTATGACGGTTTCTATATCTTCTAATAAAGCATCTAATGCTTCGACAGAGTTATCAGCATTTACATAACATCTTAATGTAATAGCAAGAAAGCGATCTTTATACCCGCCACCTTGATATTCTCTAGTCTCTCCTCCTGCATTTATATGTACTGAAGGAAAATCATCTACTTCATCCCAAAACTTTAGTCTTGGGCTTACATTATTGCTTAAATCTGTACGAAAGTCTCCTGAGCCATTTATTGTTTTTATCTGTGTTACAAGAGCATTTACAATACCTTGACGTCTAGTAGTATAAGTTCTATTTGATGTTGTCACTAAACTCTCCTAGTAAAAAATCTGCCTTCTAATAATTGTATTGCTATTTCTCGTATAGACTCATCTATAACTTTTCTTGGATCTCTGTCTGGATTGGCAAATCTACTTCCGCTACTAGCTTCATACTGACTATAATTATCTCTATCGTAAGTATACCCTATACTAGGAAAACCTCCTGCAGTTTCTGCTATATCTGTAACTTTAACGCTACTTGCAAATCTACCTGTTTGGTTTACTAACCCCGGTTCTCTCATATTTTTTCTTACAGTTTCTGGTAGTTTTTGATTTAAAACCCCCAATAACTTTAACGAACTGTTTGTACCTTTAGTTACTGTTGGACGCCTAGGTTTTGTTAGTTTTTTTCTGCTTCTTGTTTGAGTCCTTCCTCCTGCATTTGATCCTTTGCCAGGACTGGGCCTTCGCTTTCGTTTTTTTGCTTTCTTCTTAGGGTCTATTGCTTCTGTTAAAAGATCCCCTATATCTTCAAGCATATTAGGAGAACCTTTTAATTTAGTTACATCTATACCCGCTAAATATTTTTCTATGTTTGCTTCTTCGTCTTCTACTAACTGTTTAAATAGCTCACCAATAAATGCGGATACCCTACCTTTAGCCTGATTAAGACCAATAGGTTCATACTCCATTTCTATCATTCCACTGATACCCTGTATAATGTCTATATCAGCTTTGTATTCTACTTTAAAACTTCTTTTTCTATTTACTGTTTTTGAAACTTCACTCATTAAGTTTTCAAAATTTATACCTTCAAGATTTTCTTCATCAATTATTTTATCTAATTCTTCAACGGCAACAAATAAAGCTCTTAAGGCTGGTCTTCTTGGATCATCTTTCTCATAAGTGTCTAGTGCAAGTGCAATATTGGCTCTAAGAATACTTATATTTTGGTGTCCTAGCTGGTAGTTTTCTACTAGCTCTGGAAATAACTTATTATATAAGTAACCTTGTTGCCTGAAACTAGACTTATTATCTACTAGTCTTTTTGCTGTGCCTGTACTAAATTTTTTACCTTCAAACTCAAATGTTTTTCTAGACTTATCTCCGTGCTCTTTTGCTGCTTGATTTGCAGCTTCTTTAAAAGCTTCAAATCTTTTTGCGTATTCTCCATCAAATTTTGTTATTTGAGTAATTGCTTTATTTCTATCAATTGCTCTACGCAGTAACTTAGCTCTAGTAAATACATTTCTTTTAAGGTCATCCCTTATTTGAGTAATACTTGTAGGTTTACGAGCCATTAGTAAACTTTATACAAATCTAAAACTCGTTTTATATGATCAGGAAATGCAACGCTATTTCGAGTGCTAGATGTACTTTGATTCTGTATTGTAGCGCCAGCAATTGTTTGTCGTTGTTTCTGCTCATTTTTGTTGTAGTATGTAATTAAGTCTACTACTGCGAGTCTTAAATCTTGTGGCAAAGCGGAATATCCTGCTCTATAAATTACTTTTACTGAGTTTGGTCCAGTTTGCCAATTTTTATAAGTTGATCCTGACACTCTATAAAGACAGTCGGTAGTCGCATCAAGTACATAATCTGTATTTTCTGTAAGTGTAGTATAATCTGCTGTAGGAGAGCTTCTCTCTTGAACAGTGGTAACTGTAGTTACAGGACTTTCTGTTAGTTCTACTAAATGAGTAGAAAAATTCTTTGTAATAAACTCTGTCTTATCAGCAGAATAATAGTCTAAAAAACTAATTCCACAATAAGTTTTTACTAATTGGCTCACAGAATCAATAAGTTCTTCTAATTTGCTATCATCAGTAGACGATGAAATACCTGCCAACGTTTTGTAGTCCGCAAGAGAAATTAGATCTAAACCATTAACTATAACTGCCATCTTATAAGTCCATTAGTAAAAACTTGGGGGTGGCGAACCACCCCGAAGTTAACATAGTTAAAATAACTATTAAGAGTAAGGAATCCTAATTGAAGGCTCATTACCCGCACCATCACCAGCTTTAAGTTCATTAAAGCCAAGAGATTGAGACGCAACAATAACGTTACGCTGATTACCAACTTCATAATCAGTTTCAATGCTAACACCGCGTAAACGTGGAATTACATAGCTTGGCATATGAACAGCACAAGCTGCAGTTGTAGCGCCATCGCCACTTGGGCGTGCTGCTAACTGATCAGTTGCAATTACTGGAGAACCAAATACAGCTCCAACTAAACCAGTAAGTTTGTTTGCAAGATCACTACCAACTTCTGAAACATCTGTAAAACCAGTTTCATCAAGTAGTGGGTAGTAAGCATCAGTAGGAACAATATAGGCAACTTCAGAAGGTCGAAGACCATATTTACCCATTTGTTGACGCATATCTAGTAAGCCTGCAGGAGAAATACCTTGACCAGCAACACTACCATCAATGTTATTGCCAGTACCAGCATTACCATTATCAATAGCAGTACCTGCTTTCGCAAAGCCTGCACCTGCATCAGAACCATCAGCACCTACGAGACCATCGCTCCAACGGTTAGTATCTTCACCGATAAGAATAGCTTTGTCAATAGCAATCGCATGAGCGCGTGCTAAAGCAGAGGTAATCATAGGAAGCAAGCTAACAAGAACTTGTTCATCAGTATCATTGCTGATTGCAGAACCAGAAATCAATCGATGAGCCTGTAAGATTACTTGGCTTGTTGCATAGTTTTGGCCACTTCCGCCTTTATTCTGCAAAAAGTTACCTGCGGTGTCAAGACCAGTGCCTGGACTTGCAAAACTTGCTGGATCACTTTCAAGAGCGATCGGTAATACAGTCGCACCAGATTGTACAGCAATTTCACGGAAAAGACCGGCAAGTTTTTGTTCTTGACGTACTTCTTCCTCAAAAGTAGTTGAAACAGTTACATCAATACCAGCAGCTGTAGTACTAGTAAATGTTACACCAGCTTTTTCCATTAAGGCTTTTGCAAAAGAAGTATCCATTCCTTTACCAGTGACTTTACCAAGAATATGAGCACCTAAAAAGTCTAGACCAAAAGCAGTTAAGTCACCAGACTTACGACCAGAAAAGTCGCGTTTGCTGTTACGCATTTGCTCTAATTCGTCAGCTTTAGCTACTAATTCAGCTTCGTACTTAGCTTTAACTTCAGCGATTTCATCGAGTGAAGCTTTTGCCATGTCTGCTTGTACGTCAGCCATGAGTTTTTCTGCACCAGTTTCAATACCAGTACGGATAGTTTTTTGAACTGCTTCTTGTTCAGCAGCTTTTTCAGCTGCTACTTCTGCAGCTGCTTTTTGCTCCGCTTCTTCAGCGGCTTTTTGTTCGGCTTGTTTCATTGCAATTTTAGCAGCAGTTTCCTCAGCTACTTTCTTAGCAAATGCTTCCAAGTCGATTGCGGGAGTGTTATCTTCCGACATTTTCGTCTCCTTATTTGTAGATTGCTCTACGTGCTTAGGTGCGTCACTAACCAGGTTTGATTCTTTTGAATCATCTTTGGTCAGAGACTGACCAGGTAGATCGACACGATTGGTGAAAGTTTTTTTGAAGGCTTCGTATTCATCAACTGAATCAAAAGACTTCGCTAGCGAAAAAGTAGCTGCTTGATTGCATGGTACCGATACAACCGATACTTCAAACAACTCAGCATCCTTAATCATTAATCCGTCAGTTTCTTTTAGGTAATCAGCATCCTTGACTTTGAAACCAACGGAAAAGGCTCCAAGAACACCGTCTTTAACTAGTTCGCAGACATGAGCAGGAGCAGATTTACTAATCTTTGCTTCTAACTCTAGTCCGTTTTCTGTTACTTTAACTCCAGTAGCACGACCAATAGGTTTATCATAGTCGTGATTAAATAAAATTACAGGGTTATTTTTAAAGTTTTCTAATCCACCTTTAGCCCAAGCTTCTGCAGAAATTACATCTCCAGCTCGGTCAGAATGGTTAGTACTTGCCATGCCCCGTATCATTACGCTACCATCGTCATTCTCATGAGACTTGAACGTAGAGGCTACATGTAAAATTTTATCCATATTACTTCTCTTTAGTGCTTGCCACTTTAGTAGCGGGTTTAGCTTTAGGTTTAGCTTTAGGAATTGGTTTAGCTTTTATTTGTGGTTGTGCTAGCTCCCAGAGGGTAGGGTGAGCAGCTTGTATCTTATTTAATAATATTTCCCAGCTTCCTACATACTTATTTATCTCTTTTAAATTTGTAAAACTAGGTCTATTTGAGTCTCTACTATATTCCCTAGGGGAAGGAACGTTTCCTCTATTTGCTAAATACTCCGCAACTTTTTGTACAATTCTTTTCTCTTTTCCTCTATTACTATTCATAATTATTCCTCAGTACTTTCTGCAGGTCTTCCGCCTTCATCGGGGTTTACTGCTGAACCTGCAATATTTGCAGGAACTCTAATATTATCTGTTTCGGGTAGCTCTCTGAAACCTAATTTTTCTCTTGCCTCTGCAACAGTAATAATTCCACCGTTTACTAAAGAACTATAGTATGCTGATTGGTCTCTCATCTCTGGTTGCAGTGCTGAAATATTTGTTGTATCTTCTAATATCTCAAACCCAAAAAATCTAGTAAGAGAGTAGTTTATTTTTCTTACAATAGGTAGTATAGTTTCTAAATAGTATAATCGCATATTGGGGCGAATATTTGCATTATTACCAGAGTCCATTAAAAGATAGGGTACTCCTAATGCTTTACTAATAATCTTTTCATTTTCTAAAATGGCGTTTTGAAAATCTAAGTCTTTAAAATTTATATTTGTTAGATCATCTACTTCTATTCCTCCATCCAATATTAGAGGTCTTCTACCACCTGAGTCTGGTCTATATCTTGCAGACCATGATTGTATCATTCTTTCTTTTATTTTCTCGGATAAAGTATTAGGGGACTTTAGTACTAAACCTGGGACTGCTCCATTATTAAAAAAGTTATCTTGAAAATTACGCATAGCTTTTATAATTTTCATTGTTCTAACAGCGGGTTTAAGTCTAGAAACTCCTCTATAAATACTATAGAAAGAATTTTCTTTAACATGTATAATTTCATCAGGAGAGTAGTCTACATCATTATAAGTATACTTTTCTATATAATTTTTTGAGTCTCCATGTATTTGTACATTTTCTGCGGGAATATGATATAAATGGACTCCATCAAAGTATATAAAAATATTTCCATCTAGTAAATAATCCGTAATACAGTTACGTTTAAATGTACTCACGTCTTGAAATAAATTTGGTTCTACATTTAGTAAAAGATCTACTTTTGATCTTTTTATTCCTTTTACTATACTAGTACCTTTAGTAGGGCCAAATACTCTATGAGGTATCTCTGCTACATCGTCAACTATCATATTTACACTACGATTAACTATTTCTAGCTCTTCGTAGTATTTTTCATAGTTAGTATGATCCTCTCTGGAAGAATTGATTTCTTGAAAATACTGCTGAACAGGATTCAATTTTAGATAGGTTTCATCCGCATCTTCTACTTTTCTTCCTATAATTCTATCATACCAAGCCATGTTTATCTCTTTGAATTCCTACCCAGCGTTCTTGTTTTTTCGCTGTACTTAATAGTGGGTCTTTACCGTATATAGAGTGTAGTTGTAAATGATGCTTGTGGCATAAAGTTGCAGTGTATTCATATAACTCTGCATCATGCTCATCAATAAATTCTTCTCGCCACTCCATTACTAAATATGGTTCAAGGCTTTGCTCCTTAACCCATTTATCTAATAATCGAGTTAGACTGTAGAAATGGTGAAAGTCAAGCTTTACGGTATCTCCACAAATTTCGCATTCAGTGCCCTTTTTGTACTTTGATTTGGCTTTATCCCGAATGTATTTTACTAAATCTCTTTTTAGTTCCATTTTTCTTATCCAAAATTATAACTAGTTTAGGGTTCAATGTCAAACACTATTTTTCTTACCTGCACTAGAACGTGCCACCACCAGTTTGAAATGAGTATAGTGCATAACGTAGTGCATCAGCCATATGCGATGCCATATTATGTTTTGGCTTTTCTCTTGCAAGGTTGGGATTACTATCCCACTGATAAGCATCTAGACAAGCCAGTGTTTGATGGCAGGTTTGATCTACAAATAAAGTATCATTATCTACTACTGCTGCTACATGCCCTATGCCATCAAGTACAGATTTTTTAGCGTTTATAGTACTAATATCATAGTTCTGTGCAAAGTCAAAACGAGTTTGTGCTGCTGCAGAATCTATGTAGATATAATCAATATCCCATTTATCAATAAGTTTTTGTATTTCTGCGGCATGTTGTTCTGTCGTGCGTTCTGAGTCAAAATATTCGTCTAGTAGATGATACGTTTCCTTTTCCCAGTCATA